ATAAAAATTGTATATTATCTCCTATAGCATATAATTTATTATTATGATAGGTAATAGTTCCGATTTCATATATTGGTTTTTCTTTCCCAATAAAAATTAACAACTTTTTCTTTCTAGTGAAAAAATACTGAATATTTACTGTACAAATAATTGCTATAGCTGCCGTTAAATAATTAATAGTGTTGTCTATAGATATTTTTTCAGTGATATTACCAAGAGGAATTTCATAAAACCTTAATAGAATTATAAAAGGTAAAATAATAAATGCAAGAACTGCTAAATTAAGTTTTATAAACATATTATATTAATATTACTATAAAAATCATAAAATTGTTAAGTTTTAATTTAAATAAAATTGCTAATTGCAATTTTTTCTATATGTTCAGTCCTCGCTAATTAGTTACCACAAAACAGGGTGAGTGATTTTTTTCATTGGTGATGTGAGCGTACCCTGTGCAGGGCGAAGGGTACTACAGCCCACACCACCAATAAAAATCACCCACCCTGCGTTCTGTGGGTTTCTGTTAAAGGCGGCGGTTTCGAGTTTTGCTTATCCTTCATGCTTCCTGCTCTTAGCAAGTGGGAGTTATTTCAAATCTGGAGGTTATTCAATGAATAACACAGAAAGCAAGCGGTTCTATAGTCCGCAATTTTCGGAAACAGCGTCAGTCTCTGTCCACCGTTTCGCATGGTTCTTAAACAAACCAATGACCCAAGCAGTAGAAAAAATAATTCAACTACTGCCTTTCATCATCGACAGCTCAAAAGTCTGTCAGGCTTGCAAAGACAGCAGAAAATGTAACAACTGCACTTTTAGTGTCAAAAAATTATCAGAAGATGAACAGTACAAAATTCTAGCGGCACTTTAGCAAGAATAAAAATCGCCGTTAAGAGTTTAATCTTAACGGCTAACAAATGCTATAGGCGGCATGGACGCCGCTGTAATCATAATTAATGGAGTTTTTGCGAAGTAAAAACTCCAAATAGAATAAATGACATGGAAGTCATTTATTCTATATCCTTCCCTGATACCTGAAAGCATAGTTACTAACAGATATATTTTTCAAATAACAAAGGCGACATGGAAGTCGCTGTTTCCAACGTTATGGAGTTTTACAAAGTAAAAACTCCTAACTTAAAAAATGACATGGAAGTCATTTTTTAAGTAGTTTTCAAAATAACCATGTGCCTTTTCGGAATAACAAGAGCAAAAGCGTCCCTCTTGCGAAAGCGTAAAGCCTTGATACCGTATTTCAATGAATTTTCTGTCTTGTCAAACCTTGTCAGCTCAATTCCTTTTCTGCTCCGATGATTTATTCGCTGAGGGTTCATAAAAATCGCAAACGGAGTATTGGCTTTTATATCTCCAAATTGCGGCATAACATGACATTCGTGATAAGGGTACAAGTCAATAACGCCTGGCATTTTTTCCATAGGTCTGCGGACAATCGGATTTCCGTTATCATCTTTCAATCTGAAAACCTGATTTAATACAGTTTCATGCAAAAACCAACAGCAATCTTTTCTTTCCTCCGCAGGCACTTTCAAAGTAGCGTCCCTGAAATCTTCCCACGTCAAATCGTTAATATCGCCGCTGTCAATAACAACATTGACCGCCCTGTCAGTAGCAAGCGCACCAGTGAAATGAGCGTTATCTGCAACAAGGCATTGTTTGTCAAATTCTCTTGCATAGGAGCCGATGAATTTTTTTACAAAAAGTTTTCCCAAATCGAGAAAACTATCCTCTTCAAATTCGTCATAAACACGAATAAAACCTGCGGCTGTCAAAGCCTTTAATTCGACATTTTCAATTTTTGGTTTATCAACTTCTTTTATCTCATCGCCGTATTTAGTCAGCCATTCAAGTTTGACATCGACTTCTTCCTCGACAGGAACAAGAACAGAAGGAACAGTCATAGTTGAACTGTCAACAAGAGACATCATAACGCTTTTCTTTTCAGCAATAGCGACAAGCTCATTTTCATAAGAAGGGTGGATCAGGAATTGATCAGGACTTTCCATATCACCCATAGCCGCCGCACGTTGAGCAGTCCAGCCTTTACCCATAACCCAATTAACATCTTTAGGGTTAGTCCAATTTTCAGTACCGAAGTTAGGCGAAAATCCCAACTCCGCAAGAATTGAATTATTACCCCGATAAGCCGCAGCGACACCACGCCCCAATTTATAGTAAAGTTCATTTTGCGTCAGTTCCTTTGGATACGCCGCCTGTGTTTTTAATTCCTTGCGAAGTTCCCCGACAGTTTTTTCAAGAGCCGTAAATTGTTCCGACTGTCCGCCAGTAATAGTTTCAAGGGTTTTAGTAATTTCTTCTAAAATAATTTCCTTATCCTTGAAATACTCCGAAGCCTTAGCAGGGTCAGAAAACCCCGTGCTTTCGACTTTTTTCATTTCCGCAATTTTCTTTTTAATTGCAACTAACAATTCATCCATAGTACACCTCATTCTTATTGCGGCTGAATTTGTCAACTATGTTGACACGCCGCAAATTTTAATCGGACAGAAACCAACGGTTTCTGATAACTCCTTAAATGTTATTTATAAAACCACCCCAAAACAGAGCAGTATTATTTATTTTTTCATTGCTCATTTCTAATTTCTCATTACTCATTTTTACCAAAGCAAAAGGATTAGCCGGAACATTACAAATCTAAAATTCTAATAATTCCTGTTTTCGGAAGATTAAAAATGTTCCGTCCTTGCTGTCCTCTTTTGACGGTATTTCAATCTCGATAACCCGAAAGCCCACAGATCCGGCACGGATAACGCCAGCCTTTACACGCTCGCCAATCGACCACCCAAACGGATCAAACTCTTTAGAATTGAAATGAACAAACCCATGTAGACCGTTATCATCAATAGTCAAATTATCCATTTTCCCGATAGCAGGTATGTCGTATCTATGCGCCCATTCAACAACAGGATTTTGCATATACCTCTTAAAATCCCAACCTTGCGGATCAACACGCTCGCCAAAGCGGTCAAGGTCAAAGGTTGATAGCGTCCAAGAAAAACCTTTTTCTTCATTTTCAGCTGACAAACAAAACGGAACAGAAGCGATTAATTCAACATCTTGCGTAACTTGCTGAACCCCTGCAATCTCTTTTTTAACACCCAAGTATTCAAGCAAAGAAGAAATACTATCCGTCGCAATCCATTCTCCTTGCGCTTTCTGCTGTCCATTTTTAGTTCTAATAATCATATAAACTCCTCTTTGAACTGGTCAGGAGAAATAATCCCCTGTTTAACAACATATTTAATAATCTCGCTTTTCCTTTTATATCCGCATTTCCTGAATATTTTTGCTTTATGGTAATTGATAGCCTGAATGGAAAGGGATAAAGCCTTAGCAATCTCAATATCTTTTTTATCGAATAATTTAATAATCTGTATTTCCCTTTTAGTTAAGGGAACATTAAAAATCGGCATTGAGTTTTCAACATTGCAAACCTTCAAAACGCTGTCAGGACAATAAGTTTCACCCAACATAATACTGTTAATTATTTTATTAACATTCTCACTTTTATCTCTTAAAGAGAAAAAACTTTCAGCCCCTGCGTTAATAAGACGAGCGACGGAAAACGGCGTAACATCGGAAGCAGTCCAAATAACAATACGCAGATTTCTATTAGTTCTTTTTATTTTATTTACATATTCATCGGTAACATCGTTATAAAAACATTGTTCTATAAAAATAAATCTAGGGAAAAAATTATTAATTCTAAAAAATAAATCCTTGTCATTGCTTGCAGTATAAACACGAAAATTAACATCGTGCAGTTTTTCACTTAGTACGTCAACGAGAAAACCTGCGGTAGAAGCAATGACAACGGAGTTATTTTTCATGTGCAAACCTTTGGTTTGACACCGCCGTCATCAACAGAACATAAATTCTTTGGTCTATGCCAAACATCGCCCCACGCTTTAGGTTCTTTGCCACGCTCTTTCAAAACATCGTTAATGGTTTTAATGCCTGCGGTAATTTCCGCAATGTCTCTTTTACTCTGTGCGTCCTCATTTTCCTGTAATTCAGGAATATCCCATAAATCAAATCTGCCGTTTTCTTTTAATCCAAAACGCATAAAAAATTGACTTTCAAGAATTTGCTCAAATTGACGAAGCAGAGGAATTAAAGTATATTGCCAAAACGCCGAGTGCTGCTCTTTAGTATCTTTACCGCTTAAAGCCGTTGACTTATCAGAAATATTCGCAACTCTAGGCGGTATACCGTACTTAGCCAAAATCGTGTACAAGTTCCAGCGTTTCAATTCAAAAAACTTTACAACATCAGGATTAAAACTTAACGCTTCAAAACTTGTACCTTTACCAAGTACAGCAATTTTCCGACCTGCTTTAACAGCGCCGTATTTACTTTCCCAACGCCTTTCAAGTTGATCCGCTTCTTCGGGTCTTAATGTCTGATCAGTTTTTAATAAACCATGAGGAATAGCATTGTTTTTTAATAATTGAGAATTCGCTTTATTAGCATAAAAATCCTGTTCAACTTCCATAGAAAGTGAAACCAAAGGATTTATACCACGCACAGAATTATAGGGATTGAATTCCCGAAAATGGATCAGTTCGTCAGAGAAAATAGGCACTAATTCGGCGCCAGTATTGTAAAACCAACGCCGCTTGTTAGCTGAAAATTCTCCCTTCAAACTCATGCCCTCACTTTCAAGTATGAGTTTTCTAGGATTAAGAATATAAATTTGTCTAGGAAGTCCGCCTGAATAATCAGCGCCGAACCACCAAAACGCCTCACCCTCTAAAAACCACCAAGCGGCAGTTGCCTTCCACAAATCAAATCTGCTTAAAAATTCATTCGGTCTATGGAATAAGGAAAAGAGCGAGCCTGATTTTATTTCAACGCCTTCTTTCTCAAGAACAAAATCCGCACGGGCAATATTGCGGATAAGAATATTAACCGCAATATTAACCCATGCGTTGCAGAGATAAGGATCGTTGAAGGGTTCTAAATCAAATTTAAGAAAATCATCATCAAGGGACAATAGATTATGACTATTATTTTCATCATCAGACAAACTTTTTTGCTTCGTCAGTAGTGTGTTTTTTGTTCGCTTGTAGTTGGGTAGTAGTTTGTCAAATATACTCATGACATAATTACTCCCATTTGAACATCAGAAAATATCGCATAACGCAAAGCGTCAAGATAATGGTCGTTTAGTTTGACAATCTCTCCGCTTTCATCACGGCAGTAATCCCATATTTCAGATAAAACGCCAGTACATTTTTCACAAACAAAAAATTGACCACGCTCTATTTTTGCGTTGATAAAATCAATACCGCTGTCAACAGAATTATTCGCTTTAACACCGCCAGTAATTTCCTGTATACGCTCACCGCCAGCAGGATCGCAATAAACAGGTAAGCCCATATCATCAGGATTGTTAAACCAACCACGAGCATTTACTTCTTCATTGAATGATTGAGTAGTCATGTTAAACGCTCCGTAGTCGCATAACACATAAACAACATCACCAAGCCATGCGATTTTTACAAAAGTAATATTCAATCCAAAATCCTGACCTGCGGCGTAACGATCGAACTTTTCAGGCAAATCATCAAACTTTATAATCATACTTTCATCAAAGCGATCATAAATAACACCTTCCGCTTTAACCCATAAACCATCACGAAAACGAGCCTTTTGTTTTTCAGGCAGAACATCGAGAATGTCCGAGATATAATCTTCGGGCAGATTTTCAAGATTATCCAAAGGATTAAGAAGCATAGAAGCATACAGATCAGGTTTCTCTAACAGTTCGCCAGTAAGAAAAGTCCGCTTCAAAACAAATATTTTATAAGCCCAATGTAATGGAGAGCCAGGATTGCAGTCATAAAAAAATAAATTTCGGCAACCCTCAATTCTCATAGCAAGCCGAGAATAAGCAGTAGTAACAGCAGCGTAACTCAACTGTGAAATTTCATTAAAATAAATAGTGTTGTATTCGTGTCCGAGAATTTTATCCGCTTGCTCTTTATCACCCAAACCGCCAATCCAAATTTCCGAACCGTTAAAAAGAGTAATAATGCTTTCATGCACAAGATAGTTATAGCCAGATTTCCCGACAGTATTATCAAGACAAGGAAAAAGCGTTTCCCTTAAAACCGATGATTTAGCGTCCTTTGCTCTGTATCTGCAAACTAAATGCCTTGACCCTGCGTAACACAAAGCCCGAAAAATAATCGCCATTACTATCACTGTTGTTTTACCAGACCGAGAACCGCCGAAAAGTAAAATATGTTTCGCTCCGCTTTTTAACAGAGCAAGAGCTTTACGCTGTACGGCGGTCGGTTTGAAAACAACAGAAGTACTCATATATCAAAACCCCTGAAAATCCGATACAAAGTTAAATTCGCCATGTTTATTTTCCGTTTTTCCGTTAGGTGTCAAACCAGAAGTTAGCAATAAATCAGCATTTTCATTTTGGATTTTTACCGCAGTCTGTACAAATTCAACAACACCGCCAGCCGATAAATCATCGGGTTGCATTG